ACCTGACAGAAGCGTACGCTCCTCTACCAAAAGAGCCTGAATGGGACTTCTCACAAGCAAATGCACAATTCCATCAGGAATCAATGACCGGTGATGTGACACTCGATGGTGTGATACGTGACTGGGCTTGTAGTGCAAGCCCCATTCGCACATAATGATTACACAACGTCAAATTGACACGTCACCCCTAGATCATCTGTATACGATCAGGAATACTTTGGTCGTAGATAAGATGAAGCTAGATAAGTTCTTCTCGATCTTTCTCGATCAATATGAAATGACAGAGGATGATTTAGATACTCCGGAGTGGTTTACTTACCGTGAGATGTTGAAGCATTATGACCAGATTACCGACCTTATCAAAAAGACCGACTACCGGATCGAACATGCATAACACTCCCGCGTTCAAGACGTCGAATGAGTTCTCGATGCACATCGAGAACTTGGCAATTGAAAACAGATTGACACACATGGAAGCCGTCCTCAAATTTTGTGAGTTGCACATGATTGAGCCGGATGAGGTTTCATCGAAGATCAACAAGTCCCTTAAAGAAAAGATTGAAAATGACTTTCGCAACCTCAACTACCTTCCAAAGCAAGCACAACTGGACGTGTGATGAAGCAGTACTCTGAAGAATATGATGCGTACTATGATGATGAAACCAATGAGTGGTTAGAGACCAGCTGTAGCGAACCCGGATGCAGTTATTGTGCGGCTCGGCCAGTTAGGCCACTAGAACAGGAGGTGTAGTGTGAATGCTTTTACAGTATACAAATACTACATGAGTATCAAACTGCACTTCTCCGACCCCAAATTCAATGTGTTCGTCAACAGGGGCCGGATCCGCGGATCGATAGACACATTCAATGCACGCAATGATCGAATGATGTTCGAGAGACTTGGGCGGCAGTTCTCAACAGACAAAGAGTGTATACAGTATCTCGCCTCAAACTTTATGTACGGTAACACCGAAGTCGTCTACAATGCATTGGATGGGATGGCGAACTACAGTGAATACCTCCGCCGTAAACAATCGATCACTAAAGTGTTTGAAGATGATCTACACAAGATCCTCAACTCAGGTGCACGGTATGCTCCCGATGAATTTAGTGGATTTAAAATACCGGATGTGGTACAATTGCTTCTAGCAAAGAAGATCACACTGGAGACGGTTGTTATACTCGACTCAATCGATGCAATCGTAGAAAAACTCAAGCAGCGAAGTCATATCTCACTGCTTCTGTCAGATGACCTTAGACGAATTGAAAAGTCAAAGGGATTCGTCAAGTTCGACTCATATAAAATCATGGGTCCATATCTAAACTTTTTGGAAGAAGCGCAAGGCACCACCAATGGGCAAGACATACCGTCAACCACCGCACAAGTTTGACAGCGACCAAGCACCCCGTAGGGGAAAGAATCCTAGCCACGCGAATGGACGCAAATCGAGTGGCATGAGGATCATCAACGACGTTTATGACGAAGATGATGATTTTTTTGATGATGACGTCAATATCACGGAGCATATCGTTATAAATAAGTACAGTGACGAAAACTCTTGATTATGAACACATCGCAATACCGCGTTAATACTACGTTTACATTAAGGAAATAAAAATGGACCTGAAATCCCTCCGCGCATCGCGCAACAACGACTTCTCTAAAATCGCTGGCGAATTTGAGAAGGCCGCAAACCCCGAATCAAAGTCTTACGAAGACAACCGCTTCTGGAAACCAGAGCGCGACAAAGCCGGTAATGCTACCGCAACGATTCGATTCCTAGCTCGTACTGAAGGTGATGAATTGCCTTGGGTCAAAGTGTTCTCTCATGGTTTCAAAGGCCCTACTGGTCGCTGGTACATTGAGAATAGTCTGACTACCCTTGGCCAAGCAGATCCGGTATCTGAGCTGAACATGAAGCTGTGGAACTCTACTACGGACGATAAGTCTCCAGAACGCAAGCAGGCACGTGATCAAAAGCGTAAGCTGAGCTATATTGCGAACATCATGGTGATTAACGATCCAAAGCATCCAGAAAATAACGGCAAGGTATTCTTGTTTAAGTTCGGCAAGAAGATCTTTGACAAGATCATGGATAAGGCACGTCCAACGTTTGAAGATGAGCAGCCAGTCAACGTGTTTGACTACTGGGAAGGTGCAAACTTCAAGCTTCGCATGAAGGTTGTCGACAAGTACCCCAACTACGACTCATCTGAATTTGAGCCGGTCGCACCTATCGCAGACAGCGACGAAGGTATCCTGGAAGTTGTTAACCTGCAGCACAAGCTGTCTGAGTTCACGTCTCCAGCTAACTTCAAGACGTATGATCAGCTGAAAGCTAAGCTTGACGCAGTTCTGTCTGGTGCCCCTGCTAGCGGTGGTACGGCAATGGATGAGGCTACCAGCGATGATGATGAGCGCGCACTCGCACGCATCGCAGCTGCCCCAGCTCCACGAAGCCGTCCAGCCCCTGCTCCAAAGGCAAAAGCTCCAGCACTTGATGAAGATGATGACGCTCTCAGCTACTTCCAGAGCATTGCAGACGAAGACTAATCTTCTGAGCTGAAATAAAAAAGGCCCCTTTTGGGGCCTTTTCCTTTAGTACGCGTACTTCGATCGATTGTACTGTTGATACGATGACTCTGGATTCCGAGCCTTCTTAGGTGCAGCGTAGTTGGAGTTGTTGACGATGTTATTAGTTGGAGCGTTAACAACGTTTGTTGACGGCACCACTGATGATCGAGTTGCTGCTGCCGTATTTTCACTAGATTGTTGGTAAACAGCATCGGCGCTTTGAACTGGTAACGGTACAGCAGTTGCCTGCTCAGGTCTACCTGAATTCCCATTTAAATCTTGCAACGACCTTAATGCATTAACCTTTTGTTGGTCTTCAGGCCGAACATCAATCGGATAAACCTTACCTGTTGCAGTGTCTTTAATCGACGTAAGAGTGCCGCCCTCAAACGTACCTTTAGCCTCGTTCGGATTTAATCCAAGTTTTGTTGCAGCTTCTTCAAGTGTATTAGCCTTTGAGCGAGCTTCTGGGGCTAACATTGAAGGTGTGCGAGGTACAATTGCATTCTTGTTTAACGGATCTGCTGGCATCACCTCAGAGGTTGTGCTGGTACCAGGCCTTCTTCCGAACACCCCCGCTCCTGCTTTCATAGCAATTGAAGCTAATCCAACAACTGGTACAGCTTTCATGACAGCGCTAGCTATGCGAGATCCAAGACCTGGCTTTACATCATCTTTAGACTTTGCTTCTGCTTGTTGTGCCTTCGCTGCGCCCTCAACAGGAGATACTGCGTTACCGCTCACCCCCCCTTCTTTACCTTGTGGTTCAGCAGCGGACGGCTTACCTTCTGCATTTGCCTTATCCACAGCAGCACTGAGAATTGGTAGATGTATTGCGTGCACTCGATCTTGTGCAGTAGACCTAGCCTGTGCTTCCGCCATGGGTGCATCTGATTCTCTATATCCAAACGAGCTCTTGGTTCTCTCACCAATTTCTTTTTGTAGCTCTTCTTCGTATATCTTCTTGTACTCTGGAGAATTCTCCGGAGACATATAATTGTCTTTAGCGGTAATGAACTGTTTGTAGGTAGCCTCATCAACTTCCTTTTCGTTAATGAGGAACTTGCCGCCTTTTTGCCCGTATGAAACTGCGGTGCCGTTTATGTTGAGATTGCCAGACGAATTGCCTGTTGCTTTTGTTGTACCTTTGGTAACGACAGGAGCCTTTTCATCCGGCTTTGCTGCACTTGGACCTTCAGGTACTGTAGCCTGACCGCCGAACACTCCTCGTACTCCCTGCCAAGCTTTAGCACCCCATCTACCCACATCTTTACCAGCTGCCGATCCAGCAATTGCACCGACAGCTGCCCCTGCTGCGCCACCAACAACGGTGCCAACCGGGCCGAGGAGAGTGCCTAACATTGCACCAGCTTTAGCTCCACCAATAGCACCTGCTGCTAATCCAACTCCACCACCTACGGATGCAGATTGTTTTACGTCGGCCTTATCTACTGCCTCACGTTTAATTGCATCGCCTTCTTCTTTGGTCATTTGACCAGCGGCAACTCTCTGATCTACCTCACGGAGTTTTTCTTCTTCTTCCTTGCTAGCACTAGTAAATCCTTGATAAGCAGCATATCCACCTGCACCAACAGCCAGTGCAGTGCCGATAAGAGGGGCCCTTTTCAATAGTGCACCGGCAGTGCGTTTGAGAACTGATCCCGCACCTGCGGCAGCACCGCCCTTGCCGCCCATACCAAGAAGGTCAGTAATTGCGCCAATAAGCGAGCTGCCTCCGCCTCCCTCGCCACCGCCTTTTGGCTGTGATTTTATCTCTTCACCGAGTTTCTTAATACTATCGCCCAGCTGTGCTAGTGGTCTGGTATTTTCTTCAATCTGCTTGATCGTCTCATTTTGATCTTCCATCAAGCGGAGATTCTCTGCAGCTATCTCCTTCTCTGCGCCTGTTGGTACCAAAGTAGCAGCAGCAGCTGGCGTAGCAGCAGTAGCTGGCGTAGCAGCAGCAGCTGGCGTAGCAGCAGCAGCTGGCGTAGCAGCAGCAGCTGGCGTAGCAGCAGTAGCTGGCGTAGCAGCAGTAGCTGGCGTAGCAGCAGCTGGCGTAGCAGCTGGCGTAGCAGCAGCAGTAGCTGGCGTAGCTGTCTGGGGATACCCTAAATCTCCTGCAACACGGGGTTGTATCTGATCTACCTTACTTCTAGCATATCTCGGGTCAACTCGAGCCATTTCCTCATCAAGAAGAGACAGTTGTTTGGTATAACCTCCTCTGGATATATCTTTATCAGTAGCACCTCTCTTACGTAGACTGGAGATGGTCTGCTCTGTTTCTTGTGTGCGACGCTTAACGTCTTGAACATTATCAAAACGTTTGCCGTAATAATCTTTAATCTTCTCTTGATCAGGCTTTCCGTCTTCGCCTCTAAACTGCTTTAAATTGCCAATTCGAGGATTGACTGCCATTTGATCGGTAATGTATTGTTCACGCTGGGCAACATTTTCTTTACGAGTCTTTGCACCAGTAATCAGCGAACCTATAATTCCCTTTCCCTCACCTTCAACCTGGAACATGTCTTCAAGAGTAAACTTCTTGCGGACATTTTCGATTGATGACTTTAATCCGTCTTTGAAAGTTCTTGGCTTTTCTTGAACCTTCATTGGATCGACTTCACCTCGTGATCCTGCAGGTGTAGCTGATGACCTTTCCTTATTGACAGGGGTGGGATATGGAGTATTAGCAGATGATTGTTTTTGTACGACTTTTACGAGATTTCTTATCTCTTCAGCTAGCTTAATAACATTAGCATTAAGCCCATCACCGTCTTTTTCAATCAAGCCTGTCTGGGTCATCTTAGACAGCGTCTCAATACCTTTAACTAGGTTGTCGCTGTCCTTAAGGTTCTTATAAGCAGTAAAGGCCTGGACTGCCTGCATGGCTTTATCCACCCGCGCGTGGCCCTCGATGTCCTCAAGAAACTTTGTTTGAGCGCGAAGGTGTTCCGTTTGCTGCTTAAGAATGTTTTCCATTATTGCCTTGACTGGATTTTTTGTTTTTCTTCTTCTAGATATTGACGAAGCATTGAGACATACACTTCGCGTTCAAAGGGGATCATATTCTCAATATCCTGGAGACTGTATTTGTGATATTGCATTAGCGCAAAATTCATTTTGTAAAAGTTATACAATGTGTCATGCGCTAATGCCATCAGAAAAAACTAGCCAGACCCTCCATGTACTTTTTGTGCTCGCGACCGCAAACAGGGCACGTATAGTCGATGTATACACGAAGTTGTGGCATTGTTTGGAAGAATTGTCGAATTTTATTAAACTGTTCGGAAGTCAAGTTATTGATAAATTCGATCAACTCCTCCTTTTTTGTATCCTTTGCGGGGTACACTTCTTCATCGTCGTAAACGTAATCAATACAATCCGCGACAATACCTACAACTTGATCGATCTCCTGGCTACTAAGATCTGCTTCAAGTTTTTTGAGTGTTTCAATATTGGGGTACTTCATAACGACACCAACATTATCAAAAAGACTGATTTTGGACTGGTGCCCATCAAAGAATTCTACTTTGGCGTCGAAAAGATTAATCTGTTTTTCGACCTTAGCTTTAGGATTGTCTTCACCGTGGTCAAGATCGCATCCGAAAACTAACTCAACCACCTCACCAACCGATTGAGCCCTCATTTGAAGGAAAATATACTCAATGTCAAATGATGCTAGTTTGTCGACATCAATCTCAGACTTAGCGCAGGACTTGATTACTTCTTTGACGGTATCTAACATCACATCGATATTGTCAGATTGATGGGCAATCAAAAGAGCCTTCTCGTCCTTTACAACGAAAGGGCGGTATTTTAATTTCTTCTTGGTTGACGGCACTTCAAGCGTGTACACCGGTGTCGTATTCGTGGGTAG